AGGTGGTCTATATTGGTGGAGAATAACGGGATCGAACCGTTCACCTTCTGCGTGCAAGGCAGACGCTCTACCGAATGAGCTAATTCCCCGAATCTATAAAGCGAAGTGGGAGGATTCAGTTGTACCTCCATGACCCAGTCAATTACTATCTGTAATCTCGGTCAACGACTCGTTACTGGTTAAGAGGAGTACCACTCCCCGAGTCTACCTTATCCCCACTGACGAGGGGATTATTCAGTCACACTTCTTACGCTGGCCGTCGCCAGCGATATTTGGTTGCGGAGGTTGGATTTGAACCAACGATTTCCGGCTTATGAGACCAGCGAGGACAACCTGACTCCTCTACTCCACGAAACTTTTGATGAACATAATGGCAACTGAGGTGTTGCCACGCTACTGGCAGTAATTTCGCTCTTTACGTTCCTATCTTCCCCCAATCGCTTGGTCGCCACAGGAACTTCCATTACATTCAAACTGGCTCCCTAAGATGGATTCGAACCACCGACCAATTGATTAACAGTCAACTGCGCTACCGCTGCGCCATTAGGGAATAAGAATGGTGCCCCCACGACGACTCGAACGCCGGACCTGATGATTACAAATCAACTGCTCTACCAACTGAGCTACAAGGGCAAAAACTTATTAAATGAGCACAGTAGCAAGGTTACTCGACCTTTAATTACGTGCGCACAACTTCTGTGCTCATTAAATAAGCCTCGAAAGACTTATTTTTTTATCACGATGAGAAAGAACCGAAACTTTATTTATACACTATACTATACTTTTTAGAGAAAGTCAAGTGTTTTTTAAAATTATTCTTCCAACCACTTCTTGATAGAACCAAACTTGAGATCGAGACGATACTCAAGAGATTCCCAACCATAGAAACGCATTTCTTCATCATCAATGCCTTCTGCTTCACAGATAATGGCGACTGCTGCCGCATTATCAAAGCAGTTCTTGACCAAACCCATGATGCCGTCTACACGACAAACGAACTCAGCGAAGTTACGATCCTGACGAATCTTTTCTTCGTCGATCTGCACAGAGAGTTTCCCCACGAGACGCTCATACTCGGCGTCAAAGTCTTCAAGAGAATCGAAGGTCACGCCACGTGGGCGGAAACCATAGACATCTTTATGAAGGTCGGAGAAAACCGAACCGTCATGAGTTTTAGGAAACTTAGCATCAATATCACGAAGAGTCAACATAATCAAAACCTTTCAAACTATAATACCACTATACCTCGAAAATGCGAAAATGTCAAGCCCCTATTTTAAATTATTTGATAAATTTTACTTCGATGGGTTGTTTTTTCTTTGTTGGGAAAATGAAGTCTCTATCTTCATGGTGGACGCGACGATTTGTGTCAGCGTCAGAGAACCCAATCCCCATTAGGAGGAGTGGAGTGCCATTAATGCCCAAGACTTCTTGAACACCTTCTGGGTAAAAGCAAGAGCAGCATCCAGTAGCATATCCCATTAGCGAGGCAGATAGGTTAAGATATCCTGCAGCAACACCAACAGCAAGTTGACAATCACGTTCCATGACCCACGTGGTTAGTGCATTTGGAGCACCATCTTTCATAATTTGATATGTTTGATCAGTGCGAGGAATTCCATCATCAGAAAGATTCTGGTCCTGCGTATAATCATGTTTTTCGAAAACAACTAGAAGATTAGCAAGGCATTGCGTATTCTTAGTTGTTTGATGTGGATTATAATTTATCGTGAATCCGTCAGTATTATCATAGATCGCTTGAATAGTTTCTCTATTGGAAATAAAATGTGCCTTATAGAACGCTATGTTCTGTTTACTAGGGCATTGAGTCACACAATCAACTAGAACCTTCAAATCTTCAGCAGGAATTTCCTGAGAAAGATCCCAGTTACGTTGACAGTGCTGACTTTTAATTATGGTCTTTGTTATGTCATCATTGGTAATTTCTAGTTGCATTGCATAATTTCCTTTATGAGAGATATTATATTTATAAACTAAAAATGTGAACCCCATTAAAATTAATCTCTAGGACGATATGGGTCATATTTCATACCCCACAACCAACCTCCTGGTAATATGAAAGTCAGAGGGTCAACAAGATGGCATTTACCGTTCGGTTCAACACACCATTTGCGACGTCTCATACTTGCCTTGATTGCCATGAGTCGACGAGTTTCCCAAGTATGCCTTCTAGCATACATCGGATTGCCATCCCTTCGCCTAGTTCCTCGCATGGTTCGACTTATCGATGCTTTATGCTCTGGAGTTAACCCACCCCAGCAGGGATTTTTTTCACCAGTTAGTGCTTCTGAAATCTTCTTGCGAGTCTCAGGACTATGTCCTGCAGATTTCTTTCGAGTAACTTTATCGACAATCGTGAAACCTTTTCCGAGAACTTCTGCTTTGTCTCGGAGGATTTCTATCTTGCTGTTTTGTAGCAAGAGTTCTCTTGGTTTCGGAACCTTGTTTGGATCGTTGACAATCCACAGTTCTTTCTTATGTTGAAATAGAAAGAACCTCATTTACCGTTCCCTTATCCAAGAGTGTCAGATTATGCTCTCTATCAATATATGTAAATTCAACATGACGTGGATCAAATTCCTCCAGAGCAGCAAATACATCAGCAGTATTAAGAGCGCTGCAGGTATACACATCCAGTTGCATGAGAGCAGGGGAAACCTCATCCCAAACATGCATAGCAATATGCGATGTTTCGATAATGGTAACTGCAGTCAATCCACGATTACCAACCATGTCACTGTAAACAGCATATGGACCCATTAGTATCTTCATACCAATTTTGTCAACTAGAGTCTTCATCCAATCTTGGATTGCCTCTGCACATTGTGGCGGATTGTTCAGTTCTGCTCGCACAATGAGATGCTTGTGCTCTAGGATTTGCCCCATTTCTGTTCCTTGACTTCTGCTGGAAAGAATTTATTTATAAGGTTGCCAAGGATTTTTTTGGCGACTTCTTCTTCTTAACCTCTGGTGCTTTCCAACCTGTCAGGAAACTTTCAAGAACTTCTGCAAGACGAGGGTATGCCTCTAGCAATGTTTGATCCTTAATGTGATCAAGCAATTTCGCTTCTTTAATTTGCAATCCCTGACATGTCTGCATCCAAATTTCCTCGCGGCGGAACTGCGGTACTTTACTGGCGCTGCCTTCTGGTAAGAGAGTCAAAATTCGACGGAACTCTTGGGTGATGGTTGTATCTGCCATGTTAGCAGGTAGTCCCTCATCCTTATATGGAGTTGGACCGTCGGGAAGATTAATTGGACCTTGCTCATATCCAACACCCCATGCAACAAATCGCATGAGGATAGAATTGCCGAGAGAAATTGCTCTCACACGTTCGCGCAACTCGTCAGTTGTGTCTGCTTCACATGCCCAATCAAGTGCTTCATCTATCTGCTTAAACTTCTTTGGTTGTAGTCTTTGTGCCATTTCAAGTCTTTCTTTTAAAATTCATCAACGAGTTCAATCATCTGCTTCATACGATTGGCGATAAAATAGTTCAACAGACCTGAGCGATCTCCGCCAAGTTGTTTCTCATAACTATCTATAATCGCTACTTTGATGTCCTCAGGAATACGCGACAGGTCAACCAATTCACGGTTGCGCTGAAAGTTGCGCCACATTTCGTCACTGGTGATAAACTCTTCTGGTTTCTGCGTTTTCCATTCAGCAAGTTTATCTTTGCGAATAGGACGCTGACGCTGACCATTGATGAATGTGTCATCATCAGACAGGATGTTCGGAACACCGTCACCCTTATCACCCATGATAATATGTTCCATGAGCACTGCTTCAGGCGATTCCTTCAACTTACAGAATTTCTTCTGAACAGGAGCATACTGTTTAACATTACTCCACTTCTGGAGTTGCTGGAAGTCATGGTCACCAGACAAAACAAGGAATGGTTCGGCGCTAGGCATGAGACCATCAGTGTTCATGGTCTGACTATACTCGGCGAGCACTGCGATAACATCATCTGCCTCTGCTCCATCAACATCGATTACAGGATACGGGAAGTGTTCTTGCAACTCGCTACGAATTTGGTGTAGTGCTTCAAAGATAGCAGACCAATCAAACCCAGACTCCTGCCGTGCTTTCTTACGATTCGCCTTATAGTTAGGAAAATACTGACGACGCCAGTAGTGACGATTGTCACAAGCAATCACAATGTTGCCGAACTCAGCACCAAACTTCCGCTTATATGAACGAATGGCATTGATGATCATGTGCCGAATGAGAGGCAGATTTACCTCTACATCACGACGACCACCTAGTTCTGCCATCATACTGCTGATAGCAGTCTGGTTAAAGTCAACAACAATCATTCTATATCTTCTTTCGTAACAGTTAATGCTTCACGAACATCATTAAGCATGTTAATCTCAGGGCATTCAACTCCTGCCTGACGCATGTATAAACCAGTAATCATAACAGCGATAACAGCAGCATCGGAATGAAAGTTCTCATTGGTTAGACCAATCTTTTTTTCTGTCGCCATGAGAATACCACGCAGACAGGCTTGCGCGAATGCCTCGGCATCCTGGTATGCTGCATATTCTGTAGCACCTTGAAGGAAATAACTCAGAGATTCTTTGTCGATCTCCTTAACTGTATTCGGTTTCAGGTAAGCAATATTATCACTTTTATCGGTCATCAAAACACTTTCAAAATTAATGTAGTCGGAGTTAGACGTGCACGCACAGGTCCACTCTTACTCTTAACGGCTGAGTACCATTTTGTCAAGTCATTTTTCTTAAGTTCAGAAAATTCTTTTACTTGGATTTCTGGTTTACGAAGCAGTCGTGAGTTGGAAAAGTTCTCATCAAATCCTACAAGACTTGCACCCTTAACAGTGATGCTTCCGCTAACTGGACTGAAGTATTTAGAGATCTTTCGTGTCTTAGTATCAAACGTCCACACTTCACTACAGTTTAGCAGATTGATAGGTTCGACGCTGGTGACATCAAGTGCAGTGTCACTCACGAGGAACTTTAGATTCTGAACCAACTTGGACTTATCCTTTGGTTTCTTCTTACGAACCTTAGCAACCTGCTTGCTGACATATGATTTCTTAAGATCGCTGATATATGTTTCGAGCATTTTGACTATATCTTTTACAGACTTCATGCTTGTCAGATGCGCATAACTCTCGAGTAATTGTTCTTGGTCATCAGTCAATTGATTCTTAGGAAGTCGACGAACTTCTACAAGTTCAGCAAACTCAGCAAGAATTGGTTGAATCTTTTCTACACAATCAAGATAGTTCTTATCCGTCAAGCGGTACGGGATTAGAATCTGTGAGACGGTACGAGTATCTTCACCATTGATAAGTTTTTCAATCTCATCATCAACATCAGATACAATAAAAGTTGCTGCGACCAGTGGTTTCTTAACTACCTTGACAACAGGTTCTGGTGCAGTGGTATCATCTTCAATCAGAACAGTTTTCTTACTGACACGTTCTTCAACCTTTTCCCAGATGCGTGCCTTGTGTTCATCATTGAGAGGGAAACCACGCATAGCGATACGTGCGCTGTTAGCATAAGTTCTGGGAAGCATCCTATCAGAGATCTGACTCAACGCTTTGAGTTTAGTAGCATCACCCTTGAACCAGTCAACGAGAAACTCACGACAATCTTTCTGGTCAGCAATCAAGTTATACCAACTCAATGCTTTACCATATTCTGACTGGTAATCTGTGGGCGCATAGTCGTCAACCCAGATTGGTTCTACGCCCATGACTTTAGAATCGGTCGCCGAAACTTTAAACTTATACATAGATTCACCTTTCTTCATAATATATCCACTATACTATAATTTACTGGAAAAGTCAAGCCCTAAAATTTAACAGAGGTGATTCGGTCATAACGAAATGCTCGCCACTCACTCTTATCCAGATCCCAAACTGCGAGGGTTTCGCCACTGGGTGGTTTTGTCTTTGTTCCCTTTTCGCTGTATGGGGGAACAACACCCTCTTGTAGAGTGCAGCGCATCACACGTTCTTGCCCATTCAGTTTCGTAAAACTGACAGTCGCTTCACCCTGAGCAAGAGTTACCTTCAGACCGTCACGCCATTCTTGATTCATAATATCCATCACATTTTCCTTATATTGTTTTCATCAATAATAATCTTACCATCCCTCCAGGATCTCCTCGGAGGATCTGGCGCTGGTATGTCATGCGTTGAAGCAGGTGTATTCTCATGTTTCTCGAACGCAAAGAAGTCTGGTGTTTCAACAACAGGTTTCTTTTTGGGTTTCTTAACAGTCTGAACAACTTTCTTTGGTTTAACCTCATCAACAACGACATAGTCTACTATACCTGATTCTTCCTTCTTTGTCAAGCTTAAAAGTGTCATGTTGGCAGCAATAATCAATAAAATTGCCAGAGGGTCGAACACGAAGATAAGCATGATGATCATTAAGCGCACTGCTTTATCCACAGTAGCGGTATCACCACTACCGTAGAACAGTTCTGCGATATATTTTATCGGACCTACTTCTGCTTCGAGTTTGAGGTTTTCTGTTTTGAGCGGTATGAGATCAGTCTCAATAGTCTCAATGTCTGCAGTCGCACTCTCAATTTCTTTATTGAGGGACGCACGTTCCCGTTTCTGTCTGTTTCTAATGAAATTAGCATCGAGCACATCCTCTGCAGTAGTGAGTCTGTCCAAAGTATCCAAAGATGTTTGCGCATTTTTGAGTCTCCTTTCAGCAGATGTTTTCTTGCTTTCGAGTTGTTCTATTTTGAATACTGCTGAACCACCAACAGTAGTGTGTTCAATGTGCGATCGACTTAGATAACCGAACACGCCCATACTTGTAATAAATGACAACACACAAACTGCAATCGTGAAGTATGTCTTCAACAGTTTGTTGGCACTTTTCCAGTTACGATACACCCAACTGGCAGTAATGAGTTTGGCGACTTCAAGCACACCGCCCATTACTGCAACAGCGATCGGGGATGCTGGGAAAATTGCCATCAAACCAAGTATTGAAAAATACCCAGCGACACCAGTAATCGCAAGTGCAGTTAGCATTAAGAGTGCTGCGAAAAACATCCAGGTCTCCAATCAGGCAATTTTAATTCTTTCAAGTGATCAAGTCTCAGACGCACATTCCACATTTGATTGATGCAATTATCGTTGAGTCTATGCTCCCATTGCAGGATATGCTCGACTGCTTTGGCATGCGATTTGCTGTCATATTCTGCAACAACTTCTTTGCGCATCTCGCCAGTATAATTAGTCACATAAGAGGAACTTCCAAAGTATGCTTCGAAAAGTTTCTCTGTCTTACATGAATACCCAATATAAAATTTGCCGTCGTCGAAGTAAGTGCAATATACTCTGTGCACCTTCTTCGGCAACGGCTTACGTTTTTTCTTAACAATCATAATCTACTCCGTAAGTAGATTATTTATTCGTCCCAGTCAGCATCGTCCCAAGACAAATCTTCTTCGTCTTCAGCGACTTTTGTTCCACAGAAGGGACAATGTTTTACTTTGTAATAATCATCATCCAAGTCATGGTCGACCGTGAAGACTGCATCGCAAGAAAAACATTCTAACTCATCCATTAGACATCTTCCACAGAAACATCAATAGATATGTTATTGTCTTCACAATATCGAACATACTCACTATTAGTCTGACTTTCAATCAATGATCGAAATTCTTCAATCAACTGATCGTCGTTAAATGCGTAAGACACAACAAATTTATTTTCATGAACATATGTATGTGTATCCACGCCGCCATTATTTGCCTCAACAAAATCCTCCACTGGAGACAGTTCATCAGAAGGTGCTATTTGCCAATACCAAGGTGTTTCAGCAGTTTGTCTGGTAAATGTAATCGTTACGCGTAACATAAATTTTCCTTTTTATCTATCCCAATTACTATATTTATTATGCTGCTACGCCCCAGACGTCATCCCACTTCCCTGATAGTGCACCCTTAGCATAGTCGGTGGCACGATTCTCGAAGAAGTTCGTATGAGTCGGAGCATTGATCATTTCCTCGACCCATGGTAGAGGATTTTTCTTAACCTTGAAGATACCCTTGAGACCAAGACTAATTAGTCGACGGTCGCAGATATAACGGATATACTTCTTAACATCATCTTGTGTTAGATTTTCCATCTCCCCCATCGAGAATGATAGTTCGATAAATTTATCTTCAAGTTCAACCATCTTTTCTGCAATAGTATAAATCTGCGACTTTAGATCGTCATTCCACAATTCGCGGTTTTCTTCAACATATGAACGGAACAGTTTAATCATACCTTCAGCATGCTGAGTTTCATCAACAATCGACCAAGTAACGATCTGCCCCATTCCCTTCATCTTTCCGTGACGAGGGAAGTTGAGGAGCATGATGAAGGATGAGAACAGTTGCATACCCTCAGTGAATGCACTAAATGCAGCGATATTGGTCGCGACTGATTCAGGAGTTCCATTTGCATTCGACAAATCTGTAAAGTAGTCGTGCTTTGCTCGCATTGAGTCGTACTCAAGGAATTCTTGATATGTCGTTTCTGGCATACCCAATGTTTCAATAAGGTGAGAATACGCTGCGACATGTAGTGCCTCCCTCGCCGCAAACCCCATCAACATCATACGAACTTCAGGTTGTGGGAAATATGGAAGATAATTCTTCACATAACCACCAGCAACATCGATGTCACCCTGTGTGAAGAAACGGAAAATGTTGGTTAGGAAATGTTTTTCACCATCATTGAGTCGCTTCTTCCAGTCATTTACATCTTCCGACATAGGGACTTCAGTATGCAACCAGTGTGACTGCTCATGTTTCAACCATGCATCATATGCCCATGGGTAGTTGAATGGTTTAAAATATGCTCGTTCTGTCATTAAAGTCATACAGTTTCTGCCCATTTTACTAGATCGTCGTATCCGCCAACATGCTCGCCATTCACCCAGATCTGGGGAACAGTCTTCACATCAGGCAACTGTGCGGTAATGTCTTCCCATAGGCAGTCTTTACCGACTACCATCTCAGTATACTGAATGTCCATTCCTACCATAAACTCTTTTGCAAGAGTGCAGTATGGACATTCAGGTTTTGATACTATTTGTGCAAAATAACTTGTCATTTCTTATCCTTCGCATGCCACGCAGTTATCACCATCGATCATTGCCTTGAAGTCAATTTCTTTAATTGCTTCACGCTCAATGCGCTTAGAAACCTTGTCTGCTTTTCCTATTTTTTCTGAACGACAATAATATAAAGTCTTCAACCCCTGCTTCCATGCGAGGAAGTGGACAGCATGAAGATACTTGATATTTGCATCAGGACGGAAGAACAAATTGAGGGACTGTGCCTGATCAATAAACTTCTGCCTGTCTGCCGCATGCTCAATCACCCAACGTTGGTCAATTTCCATTGAAGTCTTGAACACTTCCTTGGTTATTGAATCCATCCATGTAAGGTGTTGCACTGAACCATCATTGGCGATAATCGAAGACCAAATCTCGTCATACCAACCAGCATACTTTCCGAGCGCTGCTTCTTCTAGAATAATCGCGTCTAGATATTTATTCTTATTGAGAAATGAACCCGATAGTGTATCTTGGCGATAAGCATTTGCTCTCCATGGTTCAATCGATGGACTGGTGTTGCCCATGATGATTGACGAAGATGCGTTTGGTGCAATTGCCTGTGTATGAGAGAAACGGCGACCAGTTCCAACAGCATCGGGTGCTTCACCACGTTCTGCACCAAGTTCTAGATTTGCTTCATCCAACTTCTTTTTAATATGCTTGAAGATACGCATGTTAGTACCCTTGGCAACTGCTGATTCCCAAGCAAGACCCTTGCGTTGAAGATAAGCATGGAAACCCAGCGCACCAATACCAATTGACCGTTCACGCATTGCTGCATATTTAGCACGTTTTACTGTGTTCGGAGCATTGTCAATGAAGTATTGCAGAACATTGTCGAGCATCTCTGCCATGTCCTTGAGGAACAGCGGATCGCGTGACCATGCATCATAATATTCTAGATTGACTGAAGATAAGCAACAAACAGCAGTACGCTTCTTGTCAGTTGGCAGAATGATTTCCGAACAGAGATTTGATTGGTGAATCTTGAGTCCGAGATCTTTCTGGAACTGTGGCATCATACGATTAGATGTATCGATGAAGTGTAGATACGGTTCACCAGTCATCATACGCAGTTCTAGAATCTTCTGCCATAGTTCCTTTGCTGAAACTGTTTCGCGGATTTCACCAGACTTGGGATCAGTTAGATTCCAACTGTCATCTGCTTCATGGTCTGCCATGCATCGTTGGATGATTTCCATAAAGTCATCGGTAATGTTGATTCCGTGATGTAGATTGAGGCATCGGATGTTGGGATCTCCAGTGGGTTTACGCATCTCAAGAAATTGACCCACGTCAGGATGACTAATGTCAAGATAAGCGGCATAACTGCCACGACGAGTACGACCCTGACGATACGCCATGGAACTAGAGTCATAAGTTTTAAGATGTGGCATAACACCAGTAGACTTATCGTCAGCAGCACGGATTCCAAAACCAATTCCAACTCCACCCCCAAGCATCGACAACCAACTGGTTTCGCTGAGATTCTCAACTAGACCTTCTGCTGTGTCATCAATGAAATTTAAAAAACAACTGATTGGCATTCCACGCTTAGAACGACCAAAGGAAAGAATTGGTGTCGCATATGACAACCAATGCTTAGATGAGTACTCATATAAACGCTGAGCATGCTCCAGATTTGATGCGAAAGTAGTAGAAACATAAGCGAATCTATGCTGCGGAGAAGTTTCGTCCTCGCGCATGTATGATTCTTCTAGTCGCTGGATACCAAGTTTATCAAATAGAGAGTCGCGTGAATAATCTATTTCTATACCCAGATACGTTTCTTTTTTCATTTAAGTCCCTGTTCCTTCAATACTCGTTCAATGTCTGGTTTAAAGTATGATTCTGGTTTCAAAATCTTACCATCTTCACGCTTTTTAATCTTACCATTATCAGAAACCTTGCTCATGTTAGAAGCACGCACTTCTTTCCACACCTTATCAAAGTCAATCCCAAGAGTTATGAACAATCCTTGAACAACCCATACTAGGTCGGCACCACCGTCAGCAATGTCTCCGATATGGCGACGAAGAAATCCGTCACATAGTTCGCGAAATTCTTCATCAATCAGGTCAATATATAGGCGTGCTTGCTGCTCATTAGATTCATTCAAGTGTGGTGTTGTTCCAACATACTGATCAGCAGCTGCCATAAATTCGGTAACGTCTTTCTGGTTATTCATAATATTTTCTTTCTCTTTTAATGCCCAAGATCCAGTTTCGGTTTCTGACCAGAACAGTTCTGTGTCTTCATCCCAATGAAGAGTCTTTAGTAAATCGTGCGGGAGTTCTATATATAATTCACCATCATCATTTTCTTTAACAACAACGGTTTCGTGCGGGTTTTTGGACTCAAAATTCGGCCGCGAAAAAATCACGTCCCGAGAATTTTGAAACTTTTTTCCAGATTGGGTCAAGGTAGTTTTCTTTCGAACTCTGCTTGCGCTGCCATACTATCAATTGCTGCCTTCACATCAGGGAAGTGGTGGCAAATGATTTCCCAGCACTGCTCGGCGACGATACGGTGTTCTTTTTGAGTTGCCTTATCCATACGCAACTGACAATAGTGCACCCATGACCGAAGCGAACCAGACATGATCATCACTGACTCGGTATTACCTTCAGGTAGAACAGCACGTGCTTGTTCCTTTGCGATACCATTATCGATTGCCCACTCATACGCATCTAGTGCTGCATCAGTAGCAGTTACCTGTCTCATTGCCCATTCTTCTTGTAGACGAGAGTCTTCAACGTCTACTGAGTTCTGTCGGTTCTTGGCATCCTGGAGGCGTGCTTCCCGTACAACAAATCCCAGATCCTGGGTTGGATCGGCGTAACGCTGACTGTACTCTTGGAATCTGAAAGAACTATGCCGCAAAATCTGGCGGGCAATATCTCGTGTTGTTTTAATTTCCATTGCGACATGGACCATCTCCAGTGGTGACCAGTGTTTGTTCTTTATTAAATATTGAACCAACTTAGGTGCTGTTGCGGTGTTGTTTTGGTTTGACGGATTAGATACTCTTGCTGCCCAAGCAACCAATTCATTGGCAGAGTTACATTCTGTGTAGGCAGACGGTTTGGACAGACTTACTAGATTTACTTCACTCATTCAACTCTCCATGATGTTGTATTCAATTTAATATTAGTTGGCCAATCGCCCTCAGTATATGACTTGTCGTGGAACCGCAGTTCATTCGTTGGCATGATAGACAGTCTGCCGTTGTCTAGTTGAATAAACATAAACTCTTTAGACTGCGATGGATGCATACTGTAACCATCGTTCATCGGAATGGCAGTAAACAGATACCGACCAAACTCTCCGCTGCTACGAATCTCTGCTCGCTGAGTGTTTAGGTAATCATAACTGACAACTGAGAACTGATCGCCGTAGCAATCCCATACCTGTGTATCATCAAGTCTCCAAAATGGTTCTGGTTCTACAGAAAATGCCAGAGCATGCGGAGGAACGCCACGGTAGACTGCACCACATTCCAACATCACATGGCAACCCC